AGAAGTAATTGACCGTCAAGTAGAGAATGCTTTACTTAAAAGAGCATTAGGGTACAAATACACAGAAACCACTTATGAAAATATAGGTGGTGAGATGATTGAAGCAAAAGAAGTAGTAAAAGAAGTAGTACCAGATACCACAGCACAAATCTTTTGGCTAAAGAATAGAAAACCTGCAGAGTGGAGAGATAAGCAGAATGTAGAGTTGTCAGGTGAAATAAAAAATACAAATCCTTATGCTGGGTTAACCACAGAGGAGTTAAAGAAGTTGATAAGAGATGGATAGCAAATTACTTAAACTAGGGGCACAGATAGAACTTGCAAGACGTGAGTTCTTTTTTTATTGCCAGTTAAAGGCTCCCAGTTTCTACAAAGAGGATAGAGAGTACCTAGTGGATTTATGTAATGAGTTTCAAGCATTTTTGCAATCTGATGAGCAGGTAATGATTGTAAACGAACCACCTAGACATGGCAAAAGTCGTACTGCTGGGTTATTGGTTGAGTGGATTCTGGGAAATGACAATACCCAAAAGATTATGACAGGTTCATACAATGAAATGCTATCAACAACGTTTTCTAAGAATGTGCGTAATAGTATTCAAGAGGAAAAGGCAGATGTGCTAAAACCAGTATTCAACGATGTATTTCCAGGAGTAAAAATACAACGTGGTGATGGAGCAATGAATTTATGGAGCTTAGAGGGTGGATATAACAACTATCTAGCCACTTCACCGACTGGTACAGCAACAGGATTTGGAGCAACATTATTAATTGTAGACGACCTTATAAAGAACGCAGAAGAGGCTAATAACGAACGAACCAAAGAAAAACACTGGGATTGGTTTACTAACACAATGCTATCACGTCTTGAAGAGGGCGGTAAAATAATAATCATTATGACTAGATGGGCAAGTGATGATTTAGCAGGAAGAGCATTAGAACATTATGAGGAGCAGGGCGTAAAAGTCAGGCACATAAGTATGAAAGCATTGTTGAATGAAGAGACTAGAGAAATGCTTTGCTCGGAAGTTCTTTCCTACAAGTCTTATATGGCTAAAGTTGCAGCTATGGGCGAAGATATCGCATCAGCTAACTACCAACAAGAGCCAATTGATTTAAAAGGACAGTTATATGCTTCATTTAAAACCTACAAAGGCTCATTACCAGAGTTTAAAGAAATACGAAATTATACTGATACAGCAGACGAGGGGAAAGATTATCTATGTTCTATCACATATGGAGTAACGTTTGCGAATGAAGCTTATCTACTTGACGTGTATTATACAAAAGAGCCGATGAACATAACTGAACCAGAAGTAGCTAAAAAGTTATATGAGTATAAAGTAAACAGGATAGATATAGAGTCTAATAATGGGGGGCGTGGTTTTGCTAGAAGTGTCGAAAATATTTTAACAAAAAAATGGGGGAGTAATTACACATTTATTAGTCCATTTACACAGTCGAAGAATAAACAAGCAAGGATACTATCTAACGCTACATGGGTAATGAATCACATCTATTTCCCAGAAGATTGGCGATTCAAGTGGAGTGATTATTACAAGTCAATGATTAAGTATCAACGAGAAGGTAAAAACAAGCATGATGATGCACAGGATGCTACAACAGGTATTGCCGAAAAGATAGGAGTAGGTAGTACATTTAGTTTTGAGTAGGAGGGCAAGGATGTTATTTGGGTATAAAAGTGAAACAGATAGAGCGAACAGAATAGTAAACGAGGCAGCAAGGCAACAGATTACAGATAAGGATTTTATTGTAAAAGAGATAGATGGTTTTAAACGTTCTCAAAAGCGTATTTGGATGCAAAGAGGGGATAAATACTACAGAGGAGAACATGATATACTGCAGCAGAAAAGAGAAATGATTGGTGCGAGTGGTGAGTTAGAGGAAGTAAAGAACTTACCCAATCATAAAATAGTTGACAATCAATACAAGAAGATGGTGGTGCAGAAAAGTAATTACTTATTAGGTCAACCAATATCGTTCAAAACAGACAATACTCAATATGCAAAGGTATTGCGAAAGACATTTGGAAAAAGATTTCAGAAGCTGATTAAAAATATTGGGGAAAACTCTCTAAACTGTGGAATATCGTGGCTACATATTTACTACAATAATGATGGTGAACTGGCTTTCAAGAGATTCCCAGCAACACAGGTAGTACCGCAGTGGAAAGATGCAGAACATGAGGTATTAGATTATCTGATACGTTTTTATCCAACTATACTATGGGATGGGCAACAAGAAAAAGAGGTTGAGCGAGTAGAAGTCTATAAAAGTGAAGGTATATATAAGTACATACTAGAAGGTAGTAGTTTGCAGGAGGAAGAGGAGTTTTTTGTTCCATATTTTTATGTCGTTGAGGGAGAAGAAAAAGACGCTTATAACTGGTCTAAAATACCAGTAATTCCATTCAAGTATAATAATTCAGAAATACCACTTATCAAGAATGTTAAAACACTGCAAGATGCAATGAATACAATAGAGTCTAGCTTTCAAAATAATATGTGTGAAGATACTAGAAATACTATATTGGTGTTGGTGAATTATGATGGCACTGATTTAGGTGATTTCAGAAAGAATCTTTCTACATATGGTGCTGTAAAGATTAGAGATGCAGATGGCAGTAAAGGCGATGTAAGAACGCTACACATAGAAGTTAATGCAGAAAATTACAGAACGATACTAGAGATACTTAAAAAAGCCATTATAGAGAATGCTATGGGTTATGATGCCAAAGACGACCGTATGGGTGGCAGTCCAAATCAGATGAATATAGAGAGTATGTATAATGATATTGATTTAGATGCTAATAGTATGGAAACGGAATATCAAGCAAGTTTTGAAGAGTTGCTGTGGTTTATCAATATGCACTTAAATAATACTGGGCAGGGTGATTTTGAAGATGAAGAAGTAGAGGTTATTTTTAATAGGGATATGTTGATTAATGAGAAAGAAGCAATAGAGAGTTGTCAAAGTTCTGTAGGAGTATTATCACTGGAAACAATAGTATCTCAACACCCTTGGGTAGATGATGTAGTCGCTGAACTAGAACGCATTAAGGCGGAAAAACAAGAAGAAATAGAGAGTTATGGATATGGTGGTGACCCTTTTAGGAAACAAGAGAACCTAGAGGTGAAAAATAATGGCAAAGCAAAAGAATAGTGATTATTGGAAAGAACGTTTCCAGCAATTAGAGGAAGCTAGGAATCAACAATCCGTAACTGTGTATGCAGATATAGATAAGGAGTACAGGAAAGCACAGAATACTATTGAGACAGCCATACAGACGTGGTATAACCGTTTTGCAGTTAATAACGAGATTTCCTTTAATGAAGCTAAGAAAAGGCTAAATGCAAGTGAATTAAAAGAGTTTAAGTGGACAGTTCAAGAGTACATAGAAAAAGGTCAAGTAAATGCATTTAGCAATGAATGGACAAGAGAGTTAGAGAATGCTTCTACAAAGTTTCATGTATCACGTTTAGAAGCATTAAAAACACAGATACAGCAAGCAACAGAAACGGTATTTGGGAATCAATTAGATAGTGTAGACAGGCTAGTTAGAAATTCATTCAAAGAAGCTTATTATCAATCTGCATTTGAAATACAAAAAGGATTTAATACTGCCTGGAATATAGCACAAGTAAATGAAAATAAACTAAGTGCTCTATTGGCAAAACCTTGGGCAGTAGATGGTAGGAATTTTAGCGAACGTATATGGGGAAATAAAAATAAACTCATAAGTGAGATACAGACAGAATTAACTCAAATGTGCTTATTGGGCAAAGGTTCACAAAAAGCAATTGATAACATTACACGAAAAATGAAAGTGTCTAGAAGTCAAGCAGGTGCGTTGGTGTCAACTGAATCCGCTTACTTCTCTTCTGTGGCACAAGAAGAGTGCTTTAATGATTTAGGGGTAGAGCAGTACCAGATTATTGCGACACTGGATAATCTAACATCAACTATCTGTCAAGAATTAGACGGAAAAGTATATAGCATGAAAGATTATAGTGCTGGTTCTACTGCTCCACCTTTTCATGTGAATTGCAGGTCATGTACTGCTCCGTATTTTGATGATGATTTTGGGGAGAGAATAGCAAGAGGAGAAGACGGAAAAACTTACCATGTGCCCAGCGATATTACATATCAAGAGTGGAAAAAGGAATATTGGTGAACTTATCACTTTAGGTGATTGGGAGTTCACTGTAGATTCGTTTGAGGTGACAGAGAGTATCCAAAACACGTATGGTTCTTTTAATGCAAATGAGGGTAATCAGTATGTAGCAGTAACAATTACAGTAAAAAATGTTGGTACAACAGCAGATACATTCTTGAGTAGTTTTGCATTTGGGAATACTGATGTATCGGCTAAAATAATTTATCAAGAAACATACGAATTTTCAGGAACAAATCTTCTTGGATATAGTGAGGATATAAGTGATAAGACACTTAATCCGTTAACAAGTTTTACAGGAATAAAGGCTTATCAAGTTGTAAACGAAGCAGCTAATTCAGATGAAATGGCAATACAGTTTACCCTAGGAAAAGAAACAGTTTCAATCAATTTAAAATAATCATTTGAACCACTTACAATTATGTAGGTGGTTTTTTATGCCCTAAAATAAGGCGTAAAACTGTTTTAGACATCATAAATCAAGTCAGAAAAGACGTAGAAAATCGTAGAGGAAAGGTGGTAATAATATGGAAAGAAAGTTTTTAAAAGAGTTAGGTTTGGAGAAAGAAGTGATTGACCAAATCATGACCGAGAATGGAAAAGATATCGAAAAAGCGAAAGAGGTAGCAAGTGAGCTAACAGAAGAATTGGAAACGGAACTAGGAAATCTTAAAGGGCAGATAAAAGAGCGTGACAAGCAATTAGAAGCCCTAAAGCTTAGCGGTGAAGATGTCGAAACATTAAAAGGTCGAATTGAAACATTGCAAAAAGAGAATGAGAGCAGAGAAACAGAATTGCAAGCAGAAATGCAACAGTTGAAGTTAGACAATGCAGTAAGTAAAGCCCTAACAACAGCGAAAGCAAAGAATGAAAAAGCAGTGAAAGCATTATTGGAATTGGACGGTTTGGAACTGGATAAAGACGGTAGTGTAAAAGGCTTGCAGGAACAAATTGAAAAGTTAGCAAAAGCAGATGATTCTAAGTTCTTGTTTGAAACAGAAACGAAACGGAAAATGAAAGGTGCAGAGCCTGGTAATCCTGGCATAGAAACAGATGATAAAGAAGGAGATTTTTCCAAAATGAGTTACACCGAAATAGCGAAATATCTGGCCGAAAATCCAGAAACAAAAATTGATTAGAGAAAAGGAGAGTTAAAAAATGGCAAACGTAAAATTTGATAGTAAGAGTTTTAATCCAGAGGCATTTAAGTATTCAACAGAGAGAGTGCCGAACCTAAGGTTGAATGAAATGAGAAAATCTAAAGCATTAAGAGGTAATGGCGATATTAGGGATGTAATTACTTCTCAAAATGGTACGGCATACGCAAGAATTGCAATGAGAGGATTACTTGATGGTGATGCAGTAAATTATGATGGTCAGACAGATATTACAGCAACATCAACCAAAACCTTTGAAAGAGGTGTTGTCGTTACTGGTAGAGCCAAAGCATGGATGGAGAAAGATTTTTCTTATGATATTACTAGTGGTGTTGATTTCATGGATAATATCGCACAGCAGGTAGCAGAATATAAGGAGGGATTAGACCAAGATACTATTTATGCAGTACTAAAAGGAGTTTTTGATATGACTAGCACAAAAGGTGCAGAGTTTGTAAAAAGACATACAAACGATGTTACAGAAGTAGGTGATGGTCTAATGACTCCAACAACATTGAATAGCACAACAAACAAAGCATGTGGAGCAAATAAGAAGAAGTTTACACTTGTATTTATGCATAGTAATGTAGCAACAAACTTAGAAAACCTAAACTTGCTAGAACACTTGAAGTACACAGATAAAGAGGGAGTAACAAGAGAATTAGACTTAGGCACATGGAATGGAAAGTTAGTAATTATTGACGATGATTTACCAACAGAGGAAGTCGAAGAGGTAGTAGATGGTAATACCGTAAATTATACTAAGTATACTTCTTATGTATTGGGAGATGGTGCAATTGATTACGAGGATATCGGTGCTAAAATACCATATGAAATGGCTAGAGACCCAAAAACAAATGGGGGTGAAGATACGTTATATATGCGTCAAAGAAAAGTATTTGCTCCATACGGAATTTCCTATGAAAAGAAATCGCAAACATCTTTATCTCCAACGGATGAAGAAATTGCAAAAGGAGAGAACTGGGATTTAGTACATAGTGGAGAAACTACAGTGTCTAAGAGAACATATATTAATCATAAGGCAATTCCAATTGCACGTATTATTTCTAGAGGTTAATATAGGAGGTGATTGTTGTGTTGGAAAATGTAAAGAAACGCTTAGAAAGCCTAGGATATTCTTTTAAAGAGGAGGATGCATGGGTACTTGAATTTTGTATAAAGAAAGTAGAAGACAATATTAAAAGCCGATGTAATACTACAGTTGTGCCAAAGCAGCTAGTAAACAAAGTAGTGGATTGTGTGTGTGGTGAATTTCTATATAGCAAGAAACAAACTGGAAATTTAGATATAGAAATAGAAACGGCTGTTAAGCAAATAAAAACAGGAGATACAACAATCACATATGACGAAAAGGCATCTGACAATAAAAAGTTGGATGCTTTATTTTTCGCTCTAATGCATATAAGCGAGGAGGAAATAGTATGTTATCGCAAGCTACTTTGGTAAGTCTAAAAAAAAGCATAGAAAAGACATATTGGCACAAGTGTACCGTTATAAATTTTGAAACATATATAAAGGCGAATAAGTCTACAAGTACAAGAGAAGTTACGGTAATAGAAGATAGACCATGTAAGCTTTCTTATAGCTCGTTGAGTGTAGCTACAGAATCAGAAACGGCAACTTCTATTACGCAGGTACCAAAACTATTTATAGACCTAGATGTGAAAATTAAGCCAGGTTCTAGGATTATTATAACAGACCAGCAAGGCAGGCAATCAGAGTATAAAAATTCAGGTGAACCTGGCATATTTTTAGTACATCAAGAGATTCCGTTAAAATTAACAAAGGGGTGGGCTTAATGGGAAAGTGGGGGAAATGCGATTTCAAGGAACTACTTGAACTACAGAAGAGGTTAGAGCAGGAACAACAGTCAGTAGATACTTTTTTGGAAACTTGTGCAAAGCAATTGGCGGCTAGATTATTAGGTGAAGTAATAAGATTGACTCCTACTGGAAAACCACCAAAGATTGATGGGGCTAAAAGTTCTAAAATTGTTGGTGCAAGTGGAAAAAAACAATCCTTTTTGACAGCGGATGCTGCAAGAAATGCGAAGTATTGGGCTGGATATACTGGGGGAACTTTAAGACGTGGTTGGACTGGTGGTGTGAATCAAGACACAGGTGCTTATGTCAATAACCTGGCAGCCCATAAAATCGGTGGAGGTTGTAAAATAGAAATAAACAACCATGTAGAATATGCTCCTTATGTAGAATTTGGACACAAACAACAGCCAGGGAGATATGTACCTATGTTGGGTAGAAGATTGAAACAAAGCTGGGTGGTGGGGCATTTTATGCTTAGGGATTCAGAAATAAAAGTAGCACGGCAAAGTCCTAAAATTATAGATGATTTATTGAAAAAGAAATTAGGTGATTTATTCGATGTTTAACAATATAATAGACGCTATATGCACCGTGTTAGCCGATAATTTTGATTATCCAGTACATACCGATATTGTAGAACAGGGCTTAGAAATGCCTTGTTTTTTTGTGTCTAGCATCAATCCGAAAAGCGAGTTGTACATAGGGCGAAGGTACAAAAGGAATTATCTTTTTTCGGTACAGTTCATGACTGAGAGTGAGAATGCAGACTTATATAGTATAGTAGAGCAACTGGAAGACTTGTTAGAGGTAATCGATGTAAAAGGTGACCTTTACAGGGGCAATAATACAGATATAAATATAAGGGATGGATTGCTAACATTTACAATTAACTATCCATTTTTTGTATATAAGGAACTTTCAGAAAAAGCAGAGGAAATGGAAGAATTAGAAGAAATTCAAAATATAAAGGAGTGATAGGTGTGGCAAAGAAAGTAAGTGATGAAGTGCAAGCAGTAACAGAAGAAAAAAGATATAGCAAAGAAGAAATTGTTAAATCTGTCAAGTATTCAAATCGTTCGGACTTGCTCAAGGTTTTATTAGAAGATGGTGGAACATTTACAGAAACAGATATAAACAATAGGATAGCAAATTTCTTGAAAGGAAAGGTGAAATAATGGGATTAGGTGGTGGAAGTTACACAACACAAAACAAGAATCTTCCTGGTACCTATATAAATTTTGCTAGTGCATCTCAGGCAAGTTCAGGTTTTAGTGACCGAGGTATTGCAGCAATTGGGCTAGAACTTGATTGGGGTGTTGATGGTGAAATTTTCGAGGTGAAAACAGGAGATTTTAAAAGTGATTCTGTTAAATTGTTTGGGTATGAGTATTCAGACGAGAAATTGATGGGATTAAGGGAATTATTTAAAAATACTAGAACATTGTATGCTTATAGATTGAATCAAGGGAGTAAGGCAAGTAACGAGTATGCGACAGCACTCCATAGTGGACTAAGGGGAAATGATTTGAAAATAACAATATCCATGGATTTGGATGGGAATTATACAGTCAAAACCCTATTAGGAGCAAGTGTTATGGATACACAAACAGCCACTAATTCATCTGAATTGCTAGATAATGATTTTGTAGTATTCAAAAAAGAAACTACCTTAATTGAGACAGTAGGAGCTGAATTATCTGGTGGAACAAATGGAATAGTAGACGGTTCAGCACATCAGAAGTTTTTAGATAAGATAGGAGCATACACTTTCAATACAATAGGTGTAGTTACGACAACAGAGAATATCAAGTCTTTATATGTAGAATTTACAAAGAGAATGAGAGATGAAGTAGGAAGTAAATTTCAATGCGTAGTTCATGATAAAGCGGCTGATTATGAGGGTGTGGTTAATGTTAAAAATAAATGCGTTGAAAATACAGCAGGTCTTGTATATTGGGTTACTGGTGTTGTAGCGAGTTGTGAAGTTAATAAATCAAATCAAAATAGGCTATACAATGGTGAATTTACAGTCAATGCAGACTATACTCAAGCAGAGTTGGAGCAAGCCATGAAGGCAGCCGAGTTTATATTACATAAAGTAAGTGGGAATATTCGCATATTAGCAGATATTAACTCATTGAAGACATTTACGGATGTAAAAGGGGCAATATTTCAAGATAATCAGACTATTAGGGTGATTGACCAGATTGCAAATGATATCGCCTTGCTATTTGCAGAGAAGTACATAGGAAATATCCCAAATGATGAGAGTGGACGTATCAGTCTATGGTCTGACATAGTACAACACCATCAACAGTTGCAAGATATTCGTGCGATTGAAAATTTCAGCGATTCGGATGTGGTTATACTACAAGGAAATTCTAAAAAATCTGTAGTCGTAAGTGATTCAATAACAATTATAAATACCATGTCACAGCTTTATATGGCTGTAGAAGTACAGTAGGGGAGGTAAGAATATATGGCAAATGTAATGAAAGCAAAAGATACTATATCTGCTAAATTAGCAGAGTGTTTCGTGACACTAGGTGGAAGTAGATATAATTTTATGCAGGCAATTTCAGTAGAAGCCAGTTTTGAAAGAACAAAAACAGAGGTAGCGATACTTGGGAAGACAGGAGTTGGTAATAAGTCAATTGGGTGGAAAGGGACTGGCTCTGCAACATTCCACTACAACACAAGTATTTTTAGAAAGATGATGCTTGATTTCAAGGACACAGGGGAAGATATTTATTTTGAAATGCAAATAACGAATCATGACCCTACCTCTTCTGTGGGTCGTCAAACAGTTGTTTTAATAGATTGTAATATTGATGGTGGAGTGCTTGCGAAATTTGATGCAGATGGCGAGATATTAGACGAGGAAATGGACTTCACATTTGAAGATTTCAAAATGCCAGAGTCTTTTAATAATTTAGAAGGGATGTTATAGGGTGATTATATGTCAAATTTAAAGTTGTTTTTAAAAGGAAATAAGATAAAAAAAGAAAATGTGGAATATGCACCAACGCAGTCTTTAGTTGACGAAAAAGGAGATGCCATTAAATGGGAATTTAAAGCACTGTCAACAAAAGAAAGTGAAGAAATAAGAGAAGATAGTATGGTTGAGGTGCAAGTAAAAGGAAAGCCAAATCAATATAGACAGAAATTAGGAAGCGGATATATGCAGAAGCTAATTGCGGCTAGTGTAGTATATCCAAATCTTCATGATGCGGAATTACAAAATTCATACGGTGTCATGAAAGCAGAAGACCTGCTTATGGAATTGATTGACGACCCTGGCGAATACAACGAGTTAGTCGTATTTGTTAATAAGTTATGTGGTTTCAATTCTATGGAAGACAAGGTGGAAGCAGCAAAAAACTAATAAATGAGGGCGATAGTGATGCGAATTTTGCATACTACTGTCTTCATAAGTTAAGAATGTTACCCTCTCAATTCATGGAGCTAGATGATTATGAGAGGGCTTTTGTGATAGCTGCAATACAGATAAAAATAGACACTGAAAAGAAGAAGGCGAAAGAGGCGGAGCGAAAATCAAAAAGAAAGGGGCGTTAAACAATGGCAGGGATAAGCTCATCAGTATCAATACAGGACCAAATGACGGCACCATTGATGCGAATCATAAATTCGATGAATGCAACAATAAGTTCATTTGAGAGGATGCAAAAGGCGAGTGATGCTAGTTTTGACAATTCCTCTTTTGACTCTGCGAGAGAGGAAATAGAGCAAACAACAATAGCTGTGGAAGAGTTGAACTCGGCAATAGCAGAAACTGATAGTGTTCAAATAGAGAATCCATACAGCGAGATAACCGAGGAAGTCAATAGGGCAAATGAAGAAATTATAAACAATAGAAGTTCTCAAGAAGATTTTAACAACGAGATACAAAAGGGTGGGAATAATGCCAGTAATTTAACAAAGAAGATAATGGGTGCTGTGGCAGCATACGCCAGTATTCAAGCCTTGAAAAATGTAATTAATTTATCAGATGAATTAACCCAGACAACAGCAAGGCTAAATGGAATGAATGATGGACTACAAACAACAAAAGATTTACAGAACATGATTTATTTATCTGCCCAACGCTCAAGGGGTTCTTTTCAAGCAACAGCGGATGCCGTGGGTAAATTAGGAACGAATGCAGGTGATGCCTTTGAGTCTACTGCTGAAATTGTTGCTTTTTCTGAACAATTAAATAAACAATTTGCTATTGCTGGAACGGAGACTTCTGCCATGAAAGGTGCAATGACTCAAATGGTTCAAGCGTTGGGCTCTGGTGTTCTTCGAGGAGATGAATTGAATAGTATTTTTGAAGCGGCACCAACGATAATTCAGACTGTTGCAGATTATATGGAGGTTCCAATTGGTTCAATTAAAGAAATGGCATCAGAGGGGCAATTAACTGCTGATATTGTAAAGAATGCGATGCTGTCAGCGGCAGAAGAAACAAATGCGAAATTTGAAAGCATTCCAAGAACATGGGGCGATATAGGTACAAGCATAAAAAATACTGCACTTATGGCTTTTCAGCCGATACTTGAAAAATTGAATGAGATAGCAAATAGTGAAGCAATGACTATGTTTATTGATGGTGTTACAGATGCAATGATTATTGTTTCTGGTATAGTTATGGGAATCATGGACGGTGTGGCAATGGTTGGTAGTTTTATTGCTGATAATTGGTCAATCATCTCTCCGATAATTTATGGTATAATAGCAGCACTTACTATTTATGGTGCACATCTAGCGATAACAAAGGGTATAGAGCTCGCAAGTGCGGCAGCAAGTGGCGTAATGGCTATTGGAAAAGGACTAGTGGCAGCGGCAACAGTGTTAACAACAGGAGCAACTTGGGCACAGACAACAGCACAAATGGGGTTAAATGGTGCAATGTACGCTTGTCCAATTGTATGGATAGTAGGGCTTATTATTGTTCTAGTGGCTGCAATCTACGCAGGAGTAGCAATCTTTAATAAATTCGCTGGAACTTCTGTTTCGGCAACCGGAATTATAGCAGGAACTTTCGCAGTTCTAGGAACTTTTATATGGAACCAAATAAAGTCAATAGCTAATTATTTTATATCCATTGCGGAATTTTTTGTTAATGTGTGGAATAATCCAATGTATTCAGTGAAAGCATTATTTGTAAATTTGGGGAATACAATATTAAACTTTGCTATTTCGGCATCAGAGTGCTTTGAGGGAGTTGCCACTAATTTAGCTAATGTATTTATTTCTGCCGTGAATATTGCCATTGGTGGAATAAATAAATTAATTGCAGCAATGAATAAAATTCCTGGGGTTAATATAGGAGAGATTGGCGAATTTGGCGCATTGGAAAGTCTCGGAATTACAGAAGGATTAAAAGGAATACAAGATGCCATGAATGATTGGCTAGGTGAAATGCCAGAAGATTATACAGTCCTTAAAAAGTTTGAGATGAGCGACTTAAACGATGCGTGGGATAAAGGATATGAATTTGGCGAAGGGATTGATGAAAAAATATCGAATTTTGACCCAGCAAGTCTTTTTGATAACAATATACCAGGTCCTGATGATTACACAATGGACTGGGGTGATTATGGTAATAGTGGATACGAGAGCGTACCAGAAAGTTCAGCAGGTACAGCGGCTAATACGGCAGACATAAAAGATACTTTAGACATTACAAGCGAGGATTTAAAATACTTAAGAGATATTGCGGAAATGGAAACAGTAAACAGATTTACAACAGCCGAGATAAAAGTTGAAATGACAAATAATAATAATGTGAAAAACGATATGGATTTAGATGGAATTGTGGATTATTTAGCAACAGGAGTAAACGAAGCTTTAGAGCAAGCAGCAGAGGGGGCACATATATAATGTATTATTTTTATTTTGATAAATTATTGTTACCAGTGGCTCCTTCTAGCCTAGAGATGGGTATAGGCAACAATAATAAACAAATGGTAGCAATAAATGAGGGGCAAATTAATATATTAAGGCAAGCAAAGCTGACAGAAGCAAGCTTTGAGGTCTTATTGCCAAATGTTAAATATCCTTTTGCGAAATATCTAAATGGATATCAGCCAGCAGTGTATTACCTAAAAGTATTTGAAGAATTAAAAATGAATAAGCAACCTTTTCAATTCATTGTTTCACGCAAATTTCCAAATGGAAAAATATTATTCGACACAAACATGAAAGTATCTCTAGAAGAATATAAAATAAAAGAAAAAGATGGTTTTGATATTTTGGTGTCAGTTAAGCTTAGAAAGTATCAAGATTATGCTATTAAAGAGTGTAAAGTTACAATTCAGAACTATAAACCAGTTGCAACAACAACTTCTAATGGTAGAGGTGGGGGTACTTCAGCGAGTGTTCAATACTACACGGTTGTCGCTGGTGACTGTCTGTGGAACATTGCAAAAAAGTATTATGGAAATGGTTCTTTGTATTCTAAAATATGGGATGTAAACCGTGATAAAGTGAGCGACCCTAATTTGATTTATCCTGGTCAAGTCTTGACAATACCAGCATAGGAGGTTCAAGATGAATGTAGAATTAATAATACAAAATGGTGACAAAGTATATCAACCTACTATAGTTGATAAGATTGATTGGAAAACGGAAAGATACGGAGTACCAGGGCAACTTAAATTTAGCATATTGAAAAGTGATGTTCAATTTGAAGAGGGCGATGCTGTACGACTTAAGGTGAATGGCAAGAATGTTTTCTATGGTTTTATATTTACAAAGAAGACAAGCAGAGAATCAACTGTGGCTATTACAGCATATGACCAATTAAGATATTTAAAGAACAAAGATACATATGTATACAGAAACAAAAGGGCAGACGAAGTGGTTAGGATGATAGCGGACGATTTTCGATTACAACTTGGGGAATTGGAGAACACATCTTATGTTATAGCAAATAAGATTGAAGATAATACAACATTATTTGATATAATACAAAACACATTAGATGATACAATACAGTACTCAAATGAAATGTTTGTTTTGTTTGATGATTTTGGAAAGTTAAGCCTTAAAAATATAAGAAATATGGCAATAGGTTTATTGATGGATAAAGATACAGCAGAAAACTTTGATTATACTTCCAGTATAGATTCTGAAACATATAATAGAGTAAAATTGACATATGAAAATGAAGAAACAGGTACGAGAGATATCTACTTATCTCAACATGGCGAGAATATGAATAAGTGGGGAATATTGCAATATTTTGATACTTTAAAAGAGGGAGAGCAGGGGAAACAAAAAGCCGATGCTCTTCTTTCTTTATACAATCGAAAGACAAAAAACTTGAAAATCACAAATGCTTATGGAGATTTAAGAGTGCGAGCAGGTAGTATGATACCAGTGCAACTTGATTTAGGAGATGTGCATTTGAATAATTACATGATAGTAGAAAAGTGTACACATAAAATTGAGGAATCGGTACATTTGATGGACTTGATTATGCGAGGAGGAGATTTTATTGCTTGATAGTAACGATTTGATAAAGGCTATAAAAACAGTGGCTATTGAGGCGACAACTGCAAATAAACCTACAGAATTAGTATTCGGAACAGTAGTAGAGGAAACTCCTTTGAAAATTAATATAGAGCAAAAAATGTTATTAGATGCTGAATTTCTCGTAATTCCACAGCGTTTAACAGATTATAAAGTTAATGTAGGTATTGATTGGCAGGTTGAAATGGATACAATGCAATATTCCCATATGCATGATTCTAACGTGGGTGTCTCTTTTTCAGAAAATCAGACTAATCAATCGGAAATAAACACAGAAAAAGGTGGAGAACCAGAACATGTACACAAGGTGAAATATAACCATGATGTGAACTTTAACTTGAATGGAAACTTTAATGTAGCAGTGGCAAGTGATGTATTAAATTATTCACATGGTCATGGTATGAGTGGAAAAAGAGAAATGGTAATATATAACGCATTAAAAAAGGGTGAGGAAGTTATGTTAATACAGAAACAAGGAGGACAGCAGTACATAGTGTTAGATAGGGTGGTGAAGCAATGATACCGAATAATGGTTCTGTATTGGGTGGAGAACTTGAAATATTAGAACAGCCTACAAAAACATATAAACTAAATATAAACAGGGAGACTATAAGTGGCTATAGCAATGGAATAGATGCTATGATACAGGCTATTTATAAAATTCTAAATACAGAACGCTTTGAATGGATTATTTATAGTTGGGATTACGGAATAGAACTGAATGATTTATACGGTCAAGATGTATCATATGTGTGTCCAGAATTACAAAGACGAATTGAGGACGCACTCTTGCAAGATAGCAGGATAACATCAGTGTCCGATTTTACGTTTGATATAAACAGGAGAGGTATTGTAAGTGCTAAGTTTAAAGTATATACGATATATGGAGAAGTGAAGACAGAAAAGGCGGTGAATGTATAAAATGTATGAGGATATTACATATGAGATATTGCTAGAAAGAATGTTGGAGAGAATACCTAATGATATAGACAAAAGAGAGGGTTCTATAATCTATGATGCTCTAGCACCAGCGGCTATTGAATTACAAAATTTGTACATAGCACTAGATGTTATAATGAATGAAACCTTTGCAGATACTGCAAATAGGGAAAATCTAATAAAAAGATGTTATGAAAGAGGGATTTCGCCAGAGGGGTCAACTAACGCTATTGCAAAAGGCGTATTCAATATAGATATTTCTGTTGGGACACGTTTTTCATATGAATTATTAAATTTTATAGTATTGGAAAAAATAGAAGATTGTACTTATAAGCTTAAATGCGAAACAGCAGGCACAGAGGGAAATATTCGCACTGGTTCACTTATCCCCATCAATTCAATAAGTGGTTTAACAAGGGCTGAAATTGTGGAATTATTGGTACCTGGAGAAAATGAAGAAGGAACAGAAATGTTAAGAACTAGATACATGGCATCCTTGGAAACACAAGCGTTTGGTGGAAATGTGGCGGACTATAAGCAAAAAATTAATCAATTAAACGGTGTAGGGGGAGTAAAAGTGTATCCAACTTGGAATGGTGGCGGTACTGTAAAACTGGTAATAATCAATTCCATATGGGAAAAGCCAAGTGAAGTGTTAATAGGAGATTTGCAAGGGGAAATAGACCCATTGGAGGAGCAGGGAAAGGGGATAGGACTCGCACCAGTGGGGCATACAGTAACAATCATTCCAGTGGAAGAATTGTTAGTAAACATAACGATGTCCTTAGTTTTGCAAGCTGGCTTTAAATGGGAGGATGTAGTAGAAGATATACATTCAAGTGTGGAGAAATATTTTAAAGAAATAAATTCACAATGGGCAAATGAAGAAAATATAGCTATTAGAATAAGTCAAATAGAAAGTAGAGTATTAGATTTGCCATACATAATAGACGTTGCAGATACGGCTTTGAATGGTACAGAAAGAAATATTATCTTAGAGGCTAACCAAATAGCCAAAAGGGGGGATATAGTTGGAACGACAGCTTATAAATTATCTTCCTAATTTTCTGAAAAATATTTATGAATATAAGGAAATAATGACAACAGAACAACCAGAACTTGCATTAGCATGGGAAAAAGCAGTAAAAGCAAAAGACGACCAATTTCTCCAGACACTAACGATAAGTGGTATTGAACGTTGGGAAAGAATGATGAAGATACAATGCAAGTATGCGGATTCTATAGAAGGTAGACGGTTTAGAATATACTTGAGAATGCTGGAAAAACCGCCATACACATATGAATATTTAGTTGAAAAACTAAAGAATATCTGTGGTGAAAATGATTATCACATACACCTTGATGTGGATAATTTTTATTTAGAAATAAGACTTTCCCTGCATAGAAAAAATAATATAGAGGATGTAAGGGGGTTGTTAAATCGAATTTTGCCAGCGAACATAAAATTGTTTTTAGATTATATGTATAACAAGCATGGGCAGTTAACTATTTACACTCATAGACAGTTGAACGGAATAACACATGAACAATTAAGAAGCGAGGTGCTACCATAATGGCAACAAATACAAAAAACTATAAATTAATAAAACCAGATGTAGATGATTTTTACGATATAGAAGATTTTAATAAAAATGCAGATGTTGTTGATACCGAGTTAAAAAAAGTAGATATAGCAACTATTGATTTAGGTAATAAAAAACTAGATAAAATAGGTGATTCGTCGGATACTACAGTAGTATTTACGAAAGCTAGTTCAAGAACAGCTATGGCCAGTGGCGAAACAAAGAAGACATTGTTTGGAAAGATTGCAAAATGGTTAGCAGACTTGAAGGCAGTGGCATTTACAGCGAGTTATAAAGATTTGAATAATGTGCCGAGTTCGTTTCCACCAGAGAGTCATAATCATGATAGTTTGTATTATCAAAAAGAGGAGATAGATGTACATACGAAGAATGATACGATTCACATAACAGCACCTGAAAGAACTTCTTGGAATGCGAAAGCAAGTACTACAGTGGCAAGTACAAGTGCAAATGGACTAATGAGCTCTGTGGACAAATCTAAATTAAATGGCATTGAAAGTGAAATAAATAATGCCACGGAAAATGCAATAAAAAATCTCTTCCCAGGTGGAACGCAAATTTTAAGAAATACAAATGCAGATATAAAAGAATATCCGACAACCAATGCACAAGGGCTTTGGAAAGACGGAGGATGGATGCGTAGTGGTGGTGGCACAGTAGAAACAATTCCAATTACGAATGCTCCGAATGCAGATATAAAATGGGGAAGAAGAGTAACTAGTATTAACATTACGCAAGATTGTGTTTATAGACAAAGAGATTTGTCTACATATCCAGGGCAGGAATATACCTTTAGTGCC